GCTACTGCTACTGCTACTGCTACTTTCACCGCCATCACCACTGCCACCACAACTATCTGTATCTTGACAAATGAAGTAACCAACCGCTAATGCGATAAGCCCTGCCAACGCTGAAATACCACCAACATCTTTCTCTGCGGTTTGTCTCAAACTCGCGGCTAACCACGCATAGTTTTTACCAGCACTTGCCAACACATCTAAACCAAGTCGAAGCAACTCTAAATGCTTTGTATTGTGTAGCGTGTGTCGCTTGTCTTGTATTTGTATGCCAGTCTTCTCGTATTCCATTGACTGGTTCTTACGCCCGGCACGATGTTTTTCAAACAATTCAGCTCCATCAAAATGGAGTTTCATGTTTGTTTGCCATGCGGTTTGTCGCTCTGCTTCACGGGCTTTAGAAACCGTTCCGACAATCTCCGCTGCGGTAGCCAAGGCAATCCGCGTTTCGATTTCACAACATTGGTTGGCACCATACCGGTTGACCTGTCTGCACAACTCTTGTCGTTTCTGCTTAGCTTTTGCTTCTGCATCCGCCACAACACGCATACTAATGCCAAGATAATCTGGCTTATAACCGCACGTAATGAACTCACACAAGCGTTGGTGGATCGTGTCATTACATGGTTCAAGTTTATCTGCATACTGCTCCTCATCTAAAGCCATATCCTTCAGCCAGTTTGCCTCTTTCAACAACCAGTCGTCGGCTGCATCTGCTAAGGCTTTCTCAGCTGGAGCTTCTTTGTCTATTAAATTATAACCGATGTCGCGCATGCGGTCATTTATAGAACGCCACGTATCTTCCGCATTTTTAGCCTTTTTGATAAGACTGTTTGATGCAAATCGCCCTAATACAGAACCTAATAAACTAGCAATAGCAAGCCATTTACCATCGTCTCGTTTCGGCTGTCTTGGGTATTGGATAATATGGTTAGCACTAAAAGCGGGGGAATTAGTTCCGCTACTTTTAGTTTCTTTTATTTCGGCATAGTTATGGTCTTTGGCGGCCTTCTTCTGCTCTTTATCAGCTTCCTGATGGTTCGTTATGTTACTGCTGCCCTTTCCCATTCTATTGTCCCTCTAACAATGTCTCACGAGATGTCTGAATATGTATCTCGTCAATTGAGATACGTGAACGCACCTCAACTTGCCAATCAATTGCTCTGTATTTACGGGGGAGTAAAAAAGGCTTGTTTGTCGAGACTTCTCTTCGGTAATACTCTCGACCATCTGCGTATAAGATTACTTCAACTGAATTTCGTTTTCCAGTCAATTCCGCCACGTATGGTTTATACTCAGGATTCTCACGGATAAACATATCCGCCGTCACACGTGGATATTTCTTCTGGAAGTTCTTAAATGCGTTAATCGCTCGTTCGGCACCTGCTGACATCATCATAAATTGAGAAGATATAATCTTGACAGTAGTCGGTCTCCACAACCCGGCCATAACCATAACAGGAGACACCCACACTGCACATCTATTTCTGTCACCAACGCTACCAAACGTACGTAAACGTGCGGCTTGCCCTTCGTGAACTTTCATAACATACACTAGCCCACCAATATGATGCGCATGTATATTACTTGCCTTTTCTGTTGTAACTACAAAAGACGGGTCTCTTCTGTCATCATCAGAGAAGTTCATGATCCAGTTCTTACGACCAACTCCGTGTATACGGTCATCCAAAAATGCAATTCGAGTCTCCTCACCGGCAAACTCAATCCATTCTCTCTCAGTAAAAAATTGTCCTGTGATTAACTTTATTCCTCTACTTGTAAACTCATACAAGCCATTCGGTGATACGAAAAATACGGTGTTCTCCGCTACACACACAGATTCCGCATTATACACAGGAGCTTTAATCTGTATCTCTCGTATGTTAACTACTTCATCACCAGCACCAACTATGTAATGCAAACCTTTTGTTAACACAAGAACAGTGTGGTGCGAACCACTTTCGATGGTTTCAGTAACTTCCTCAGCTCTGAGAATATCATACATTAATCGATATTCTTGAGAAGGATCGAACGCATGTTGTCTATGTCGTTGAGAAAAGTATAGAGATTTACCTTGCCATAAGATAATCTGATTATTGCCTACAGCGACCACACCACTCACACATGTTGGAGGTGCGCCATCCATCTCGGTATTTAGCTCTTCGCCAATACTCATCGCACAATTGGTATTGTAGAACATTTGCTCTTTCGTGCTATGCTCTCCAATATACAGCCAATGCCCGATCCCTTCACTGTCAGAAACAAGCATGTACCATCGGCGTATTTTCGCATTTTCTGGTGGCTTGTCATTGGCAGTCAACTTCATGGCATCGCCATCATAGAAATCAACATGGTTTGATGGATAACTTGGTTGGGATTCCTCTCCACAGCGATTTACATACGTATAGCAAAATGCTGTATTAAACGGTATCTTATCCCCGCAATTTTGGTCATACATAGGAACACATAATAGGTCTATGTTATCCGCTATGCACCCCTGATCTGACAAAGTTTCTGCTTTAGGTTTGTACTTACAGTCAGGTTTTTGCATACCAACTAAAATAGGCTTTTTCTTCTGTGTTACACGAGTTATAGATTGTCTGTATAACTGTTTGTCTTCGCCGATAAAGAAGAATGAATTTTCTCCTAGTCTGTTAGTATAATCCGGTGCTACTGTAGTAAAATAAGGGAAACCAACATACACACCGTCTTGGTAATGGATAACTCGAGGTTCACCCTCATACACTTCACCAACGATGGTCACAACAGGTCTAGTTTCACCTAATTCCGGTAATGGTTGGAATCTACCACCATAGATGTCTAAGTCTTGCGCTAAGACTGCATATTTGTATCCGAGGTGTTTTGGGTGGACTTTCGGAACCATCCCACCAAACTGTACAAAGTGCATTACACAACTCCCACACCCAATAATGCATTATCCTTGTAAATCTTTATCAAAGACCCGTTCGGGAACAAATTAAGTTCAGCTTCGACAAGACCATCTTCGCCAGTCGTAACCGTTTTATCCACCCCTTTCACACTTAGTCGCAACTTCGTATTTGGCTCACTGTAAACGTACCATTTGTTCTCAGAGAACACGACTTGTGCTGATGGTGCACCATCTTTACCTTTCTCACCAGGATCTCCCTTATCTCCTTTAGCTCCTGGAACCGGTGCTGGAATGGCGTTCTCTACACGTTGAACTTCATCATTAGACATGGTAAATACTAACGTTCTTCCATCAGCTGAGATATGCGCTATTGACGGTGCAGTATCTCCAGCCGTTCCAGGGTCTCCGGGTTTACCGACCTCGCCAGGATCACCTTTGTCGCCTTTCGGACCTCTTGGCACTTTTCCGGTAGCTGGGATTGTCGTACCATCTGGGTATGTGAATGTTAGAGAACCTGTTGCACTAATATTAATTCCGATAGGCAATGGACCTGGTTCACCCTTATCACCTTTTTGTCCACGCAATCCACCTGTTGATGGTTGACCTTCCGCGGCAGGTGTATTCGCACCATTTTCCTCTTTTCCTTCGTCGCACTCACATCCGCAACCACACCCTTTTTTAAACAAAGCGGAGCAGTCAATAGATAATGTGTTAGTTGCGCAGTCAAACGCAAGAGGGGACTGTACATTTAAATTCAATACGCTAGTAATGTCTTTGTAGAAATCTTTACATTCAGTTGTATAAGACACTCTTGCATTACTTTTAATACAAGTGCATGCCTCTGACAACCCACGCTCTACAACAAGGACATCACCTTCAATATCAATCACACGCATTTTTTCACAGCAGGAATTACATCCCTCAACTGTGATATAAAAATGAAAACCTTTTGTCACGGGTGGGAAGTTTTTTCCGTGCCCTTTCATCAACTGTATTCTAGTAGAATCATCAGGCACGGGGCGTGCCGTGAAACCTACACCACTGTATTCACACGGGAGAAATACAAGATCGCTTTTACACGCCATTCTGACCACCTACTACTTATTCAGCTTTTTTTAGTTTAGCTTCAACTGACTTTTTAAAATCAGATAGGTCAGTCTCAACTTTGGTTTTAAACGCTGCAACATGCTCATCAACCAATGCTTTAACCTGCTCTGCCACATACTCGTGTAAAAGCACAGTATTCATGTCAATAGTAATACATGTTCCAGCTGGATGGTTAATATCGCCTGTGTGACCTGCGTCACGTTCAACGGTAATAATGCCGTTTCGTAATTCAGCAGTGTGCGTATATTTTACAATTTCAGAACGACCGTTACGACCAACTAACGACAAGTAGGTGTGGTCTCCAACTTCTAGTGCGTTCAATCGTTTTGCTACCGAAAACGGTATCTCTAGTTCAGTTTCGCCAGGACTCACATAATTACGTAGTGCTGTTGAAAAATGATCAATTACTTTTAGCATTTGTTGCTCCCATTTACATTAACAATGTGCCCACCTTCATCAATTTCGATGCAGGTATCGCACGACCAACAGATGGTTTGTGGTTCAATGCCTTTCTTACTTTCGACATTTACACAACCTTTTACAAACTCACATAACTGTGACGGATTCCATTCTACCTTAACGCAAGACCCTTTTGGAAACGATAATGCTGTTGTATCATCTACCCCACGTTCAACATGTAGTTTGTCACCAATTACAGATGTTACCTTCATAAACTCGCGGGAACTACCATTTCTAACAGTTATATAAAAATGGTCTGATGATGGAACTTTAAATCTAACGACATCTCCCATCGGTAGTGTTATAACTTTGTCAGATGATGAAATAGGTTTACTCAACTCTGAGATATTACCAAACGGTTTTACATTTAACATTCGTCACAATCCTTACAATTCCCACTAGGAATTGGTAAATACTCAACGTCATACTCTGGTTTACGATCACAACATGTAAGACCACAACGGCACTCTTTCTCTCCGCATGTACCACATGTATGGCAACCATCGTCTTCTTCTTGAGTATGCGTTATTAATCTTGCTTGACAAGGTGGTAGGTAAAATAGAAGTGTTAAACACAAGCACCCGTCTATATAAATATCACCTTCATAGTAGCCTGTCGGTAAGTCTCTAAATTCATCCAACCAAGAGAAACATACTGCACCATCATTTCGCATACGAGATGGCGGTTGACACATAAGGACTTTGCAATACCCTTTGCGTCTAATATCCATACGCATATAAGATCTGATTAACGGTAGCGGTTTTTCACCGCAAGCATAATTTCCGATTAAGTAACATGCTTCAGGGGACTTTCTGTCAACCTTTATGGCATCACGCGCTCTTGTTCGTGGAGGACATCGTTCTTCACAAGGCTCTGGCTCACAGCAACGCTCAACAGGTTCCCATTTTGGTGGTTCTAATCCACACTTACTAGGCGGACAGCACGAACCTTGTTCACACCCTTCCGCACTTTCAAACATACGATCCATTAATATCTCCAGAAATTTAGAAATGGTCTTCGAGCCACACAAGTACCTAATTGCAAACGCATAGGTATAGGCCCACGCTTTTTCGTACGGATCTTAATCTGTTTGTACTTTTCTTCAAGCGATTGTCTCAGCACCATAGCGTATTGCAGATTAGTCCACTCTTGACCCAGTATCGCATACAGTTCAGCGAGTGCGCCATCTTTCACCTCATTCATATAACGCTCGTATATAAAATCAGGTATATCACAATCATCTCGTGCTATTGACCAGCTGTATTCAACGCTCAAATCCAAAGCCAATGGTCTAGCACAACTTTCCTGCGGTGCTTCTTTTAGGATTATACTAGGCATACCATCATGCAAAAGGTCAACATCATAATCCGTTCCCTTTTGAAGAACTTGCCAATTGTCATCCGGTATTGTTCCTTGACAACCAAGTTTCACTTCTACTACATCAACAATAGTTCGACATTCTAATGTGTCAATGATGTAATCCGGAACTTTTGCTACTAATGGTAACTGTGCAAAATCTTTTGCCAATCCTGTCGTTTGCATTAATCGTACGATAGACTCTCGTATTGCATGTTGAATAATGGAGCTAGGCGCATCTGGTGTGTATGGGAATATAAAATCCTCAAAATCCTCAATCGTTCTAGCCATGTAATCTTCCTCGTTGCATCAATTGTCGAATCTCTTCGCGCTGCTTGTAATCGTAAATTTGAAGTAAATCGAAAGCATTTTTCCAGTGTTGGTTACTACGCTCACGGTTAGCATTATCTTCAATATCGACACCGTACGCATAGTACAGCATCAACTCGAATATGATTGGGCGGAGATTTTCATCGATGTCCAATTCGTCCGCATCACCTTTTATTTCAGGCGGTGCGTAACATGTTATCGTTAATGTTGCGGATGCACCCTTTGGAACTGGTGGATCTACAATAATAGTTTTAGGGTCATTCTCATCATACGAATAAGACTTAACCTGGTAATCACCCTTAGACTTCGTGCTGGATACACAAACTGGGCGATTAAATCCGGTGAGATTAGATAACTTAGACTCTCTCACACGTCTATTAATAACACCCTTGTAATCTTTTTGTCCCTGTACGGTCTTTAAAGATTTACATGGTGAGGGTAACGTCTGCATGATACCCTCAACTAATTCTACATCGACAGTACTGGTAAACTCTTCTTTGCGAATCATCGCCACTACTGCCACAGCATTTCTTATATAAGTAAGCAGATCATCTTTCGTCCAGTGAACGTAGGCAACATCGTCCTCGAACTCATTGTCCTGTAAATACCGGCTTACTTCTTCAATTATTCCACTTACTTGCATAAAACCTACTTAGTACTCATAACCTGACGTAGTACCGCATTTCCATTTAGTCCCGACGGTAAGTCAGCCATTTGCTCTTCTGTTAAATTTGTGTATGTCGGTGGGACTGCTGGGTCCATCGGTCTTGCAATAGCCCCATCCGGAATAGGTGGTTGCGGTGCTACAGGAACCGGATTATTCAAAACCTGCTCAGGTGGGGTAACAACTTCGGCATCTTCAATCTCAGCACCGAATCGACGGTTTTCACGTTCTTGCTCCATGAGCTGTTGTTGACCTAAATAAAAGTCCATCTCCACCTGTGTGTAGATATATCGGCCTGGTAAGTTATCAACAATACGACCGTTGAATGGTGTTACATATCCATCGTTATCGACGAATCCAATTGGGGTACGCTGTGCGTAAGGTTTGTTCATATTTAATCTCCAATAAAAAAGGGGAACATTCAGCTCCCCTAATTCTACATCATAATCTTAGTATTTTGAACTAGATGTACCAGTACGACACTCCGCATCTGGGTAATCTGTTTCACAAGGCTCAACGCCACACGCACATTCGTGTTGGTCGTCGAAGTGAACTAGGTCTAACATAGAAGACCAGCAAGTCCCCATCATAGTACCTGCTTTTAAGCGTAATACTACAAGACCGTTAGATTGAATGAAGTTGTTAACTTCAAAACGGTGGAAACCTTGTTGAGACGCATCAACTTCAAACTTAGATACAACTTCAGAGCTTGCCGCTAGTAATGCTTTTTCAGCTTCATCTAACTTAGCTTTAGCCGCTGTAACAGCCGCTTTTAACTGAGTATCTTTGTCATTAGCCATTAACGCAGTTTGCGCTTTAGTTACTTTCGCACGTTCTGCTTCTACCGCAGCGTTCAATGCTTCTAAGTCAACCGGGCTGTCTGATGCACTACCGTGGATTTCAATTTCAAAGACTGTTCCTGGAACCGCTACTTTGTTATTGAACACGTAGTCATTCAATTTAGAACCTGCCGCTAACAAGTTAATAACTAATTCATCACCAACTTGTAAGTCACGGATACCTTGTTCACGGAACCACATTTGCTCATTTTCACCGTAGTGTGAGTAGTGGTATGGTAATACAAAATGACGACGTTTTAAGTGCGCCGCATATTCAACATGTTCGTTAAATGGGGTTAATTCAGACTCCCATGCAACATCAGTCATACCATAGTGTCGTTTGTTACCACCAAGGAAAATGGAATAACGTTTAGCCATTAGTTGCCTCCTAAGCCAGCCGGTTTGCTGAAGTTAACAGTTGCATACAATGTTGCAACGTGTTCAGGACGAATCACTTCAAAGTCATAAACTTGTAAACCACGCCAGTATTGAGCAAATGATGTCTCTACTTGGTCAATGTGTTGTTGTTTAGTCATTTGAGTGATAAAGCCTGTTGCTGTATCTAAACCAGCCACGATCAAATGCGCACGTTTGTCTTTGTGGTTTGGATCCACATAGCTTGGCATGTTGTGTGAGAAGTAGATTTTGAAACCAGCGATAGACGGTACAGTCTCAGACAACAGTGCTGGTTTGTTACCAGTTTGAGACATATCATTCAACCACTTGTTCTGTAAGAACAAGGTACGTGCTGAACCTGGTAACACCAAGTAGCGACCACGCATCGGACATTGTGCTTCATCTAATACAGCCGCTAAGAAACCGATGTATTGTAAGAAGTTGTCTGTGTCAAGGTGAACAGGACGACCATACATACCTAGGTCATACATACCAGATACTTTACCAGCACGTGAACCACGGTTGAACGGATCTGCTTTACGTGGAATGTAATCCAACACTTCAAAGTCAATGCGTTGTTTTAATTGTTCTTGACAGTTCATGATGAACTCATTAACCCACATCTTGATGTTCTGGATTTGTTTTAAATCGATCTCATCAAGTTTCAAGTTCCAGTAATGCGCACGGTTAATTACCATGGTTACTGTTTCAGTGTTTAATTCTGAGAACTCTAATGGTTGGTTTTTTTGGTATTTAAAGATTTCACCAACTGGTGCTTTACGGAAAGTAATTTGATCACCAACATCACGGATTTCACTTGGAACCACGGAGTGTGATGTAATTACACCAGTCACGGTATCGTGATAAGTGCGGTGGATAAGCTCTTTCGCAAACAGCGGGCTATTCAAGAATTGATAAACTCGATAACCACTCGCTGACTGCATAGTTGGTTTAGCCGTACGAATTGGGCCTGCCATATTTTATGCTCCTAACTTATGACTCATAATCGACGTTGCCAGCCATCTCCGCATCTCTATAAACTTCGAGAATCTTCGTATACTTGTCCAGAGAAATAAGACCAGCATTATAATTCTCTTCCGCTTTAAGGAACTTAGAGTACGCCAACATTTTCGACCCTTTGTCAGAAGTAGGGGGGGTTCCTGACTGTGGTCTGCCTGGTGCAACATTCTGCACCCCTGGTTTTTGTGTAGGTTTGTAGCCTGACACAATTTCTTTCACAGCAGCAATATTACCATTTTGCAACGCTGCTGTAAGTTCTGCTTCAACAGTCCACTGCCCACCAGAACGTGGTGCGGATTGTTTTAGGTAAGCCTGAAACTCAGGTGTGTTCGATGTCTGCGCTAATCCAGGGATCTCCTGATGTAAGCGAACATGGAACTCTTGTAATCTCTGTTGCTTTATTTGTTGATCAGTTTGCAACGCGTGTTGCTGGGCTTGCGCCAGTTTCTCTTCCAACGGTCGCACTGATTGCTTGTACATCTGATTAGCAATTTGCTTAGCAATTTTTGCAACTAAAGGACTAGAACGTTCAAATAAACCTTTCTCTTCATCGGTCAACTCTGTTTCAGCAGGGTCGAAAATGAAGTCTTTTGGTTGTTCTGGTTCCTGTTTAACTTGCGCACCAGCACCAGCAAACCCACCAAAGATCGCATTAAACGCTTGGTTTTTACCTTGCTCAATTGCTAACTGTCTTTGTAATTCAAATGGATCAATATTGTTCGCATTTCCAACGGGAACAGTTGCCGTGCCGGCTGGTGTGCCAGGTTCCGAATTTCCTTGGCTTTCAGAAGGGGGTTCTTGTGATCCACCACCAACCATATATTCGTTTATATCAAAATCATCATCCTGAGTTTTAGGTTCTGTTGAACCACCTTCTCCTTCTGATTCTTTAGGATCGTCGCCTTTCTCTAAATTATCGAGAAAGTTATCTAGCTCCGAGGGATCGTATGGGTTTGCCATCTACTTACTAACTCCTAATTCTTCTAATAATGTTTTCAACATTGTAACACGACCACGAGCATATTCTGTTGCTTCGTTGTCTTCGTACGATTCACGTTCCATTTTAAGTAATTCTTGTAGATACTCGATGTAGTCGCGCGAAACCGTGCTTTCTTTCACCAAGCCTAAAATACGTTTCTTACGCTTGTAAAAATTTTCTTTATCGATTGACATAAGGTGCTACCTCATAAGAGTCTATAATACTAACACATGCACGTGTGTTATCAAATCCCAAATTGACAATACGGTAATAGGCTTTAGCCTTTGTCACGTATACAAATGGGACGGTCTGGTTGTTAAATGTTACCTGTTTGCCATTCTCGGTTACCGGGTAAAATTTTAAATCATCCAATGATTGACCTTGCTCATCATACGGAGCAAATTCAACACCAAACAAATCATCATTATCGGCACGTTCAATCAACAGAACCAACGCCGTATTTGCTGCATATAGACGACTTACAGACTTACCATTTTTGCGTTTCATACAATACGCTCCTTAATAAGCTCATCCGTAAACAACAAATCTAATACACGTTTGTATACGAATATTTCTTTACGTGTTTCTTCATTCGCAGCTTCTGATTCATACTTCTCACGAGTAATTCCTAACCCTCGTAATAGCACTCCCTCAATCAAACCTGCGTCTGTTCCAGTTCGTAAACGTTTTAATGCGTAGGCTTCTTCACTTGTTACTTCAATTTTCACTTTAGCACCCTCTGTTCGCGTTCATTGTTAGTACATCTTTTTGTACCTTATCGATTGTCTCAACAATCAAATGCACTTTGATTTCGTGGTCCATCACTCCATGGAAGTATTTAGACTCAAGTGGACAAGCCGTTATATCATAAAAACCCGGTGGTAAATAAACCATTTCGCAGGTCGTTGCGTATGGAACACACTCGTACTTCTCCTCACAATCTTCAGACACATCAATTAGTCTGAAAATCTGTACAGACGGATTATACGTGAATTTCTCTACACGACCAAGATCAGCCTTTATATACAACGCGGATGCTTCAAGCAAGTGCAATCGAATCGGTGTAACATCAATAGGCACACCATCTTCTTTTTGAATGACTAATGTTCGCTTATATCCCATTATATCGCTCCTGGTTGTGGGTTGCCACCGCCACCCATACTATTCATATTGGAAATAGCACCGGCGGCAGAACCACTTCGTCCGTCAAGAGTTGCCCCTTGTACTAATGGGTTCGGTGCTTGTGGGGTCATCCCACCTGTAACGGCACGTTGGAACTCGTAATCTGGGAAGATGTCATCGGTTGGGACACCCACTGATTTAAACAATTCAAACACCAACGCTGATATACCTTTAGCTGGAATAATCGGTTTTCCGGTATCAGGATCCGGTAGTTGCGAATATGGAGCTAACGATTGTAATGCCCATTCAAGTTTACTTTCTTTATTCTCTTTTTCAACCAAACCGCTCACCCCGCGTGCGTGAACTCTGATGTCACCTTTGATGGTAGGATCTGAATTAAAGAATAACTCGTAATCGATGAATGATTGGATCGCTGGCTCGATAATACGTTCCTCTAGTATGCGCAATGCGTATTTAACAGACTTACTAGCCTGATTCAAAACCATCGCCACACCACCCGATGTTCTACCGACAGTCCCTAAATTCTCACTTGAGCCAAATGCCACTCGTGGAATACCAACAAGTTCATAGGCTTGTTGCTGGTGGAACTGAATAACATTAATCAAGTTGGCAGACAGGTCGGGCACATTGTAGAATCGTATCGCTGGTTGTCCGTTGTGTTTAGTGTCGTAAACAACAGGACGCAAAGAATTAGGAATAATGACCCGAGGATCATCTTCATCAACCAATCTGGTCTCATCTACTTCCCCCAGTACGCCGCTGGCATACGATAAGTTAACTACATGAGCTACTGCTGTAGCAGTCAAAATGCGCTGCGTATCAGCTAGTCTCGTTGTAATACACTCACCCCAGAATGAACCAGGGATAGGTTCAAATGATGCTGAATAGAACGGTCGAAGACCTAGTGGGTCCGGGTTTAGTGTAGCTTTAATAACAATGTTATCAATTACCCAAATCTCGGCCTCGTAGTTACGATTTTCATCCTCGACATCAACACCAAACGTTGCAAGAATATTACCCTGAATAGAACCATAGAAACCCAAGCAATCGAACGCACCTTGTGCTTTAGAGTGTTCCCCATCTTCATCAGTTGGAATACCCTCTAAGTCTGAATCCGGTCGTTGCTCCGATTCCTCGTATGGCTCAATATATCCGTTCGGGTACGTCTCAAATACTTCATCCAAGCCTTCGTGGTTATAACCAGGTAACGCATAACACGTCGCTAACTCTGTGCGAGTTACCTTTCTACGTTCAATAACATACTCAGCAGATTGCACATCTTGAGCATACGGTGCTGGGTAAAAATCAAACGGACTGATGTTCTCAACGGAACGCACTACGCGCTTGCGAACAACTAAACGTCCGTCCTTGTTATCCCACTCTTTCCACATCTTCTGTTTCATTGCCGGAACCTTTAAGATGGCTGCAGGATATGCCACAAAGTTGTAAATGAAATCACCGAACTCACTAATCCAATCTGCATCAACAAGTCGGTCTTGGATAAGCGTATTCATTCGTGCCGCCGCCGCATCAGCGAGTCTCTGCTTCTCAAGCGTACCTGCGTTCATCAAGTTCTCTTGAACATCAGCTTCAATTTCTGAATCCGTTGGTACAATGCCCTGCTGTTGCATTTCACTGTATTTCTTCATCAGAACATCCATCACTGTGCGCTCGGCATCTTTATCAAGATCCACGATTGGTGATGCCTTGATAACGAACGGACTCTCTAAGCTGTTTGCAAACACATCTCGGATAAGACCAACTGTACCGCGTACAATAGGTGATGTAATGTTACAGTTTGCATCAACGTCCGGATCAATCCCAGCACCGCCAATACGCTCACCCTTAATTTGTTTAAGACATCTCGTCAGAATATCGTATACATCACTTTTCGCATGACGCGCCTCATCAAAGCGTTTACGTACGTAAGCACCCAAGTCGGCTCTAATCTGTCTTTGTCTTTTCTTAGAGAGTTCTGGCATGGTTTCCCCTATTTAGAACGTGGTTGATTGCCACGAGTTCCTGCGTTGCGCCGGCAACGACATTTATCTAATTGCATAGTTCACTCCTACATTGCACTTCGTTTTAACGACGGTAGTGATCTGCGTCGTCTCTGTCTAATACCGACTAACGCATTGTAGCCCATACACAAATAAGAAAGTGCATCGCATAAATCTGAACACCACCCATCGTGCGACTTCGTTGGTATGTCGCGCACCGTGTCGTTCCGACCCTTGACTTTCT